AGGAGATGCTGCCACCGGTGGGTTGATCGGTGGCGGTCTATCTTTACTTGGTGGCATTATGTCTAATGATTCCAATGCCAATCAGTCTGCTGCTGCTAATCAGTTTTCAGCTGAGCAATATGCGAAGCGTTATCAGACTACAGTTAAAGATATGCAAGCTGCAGGATTAAGTCCTATGCTTGCTTATTCACAAGGTGCAGGTTCTGCACCTAGTGGTGCTGTTGGTTTGCCTCAACAGAATGTTATGAGTTCTGCTGTTGATGCTTATCATAAAGGTGCTGAGCGTCAGGCTATTGCTGCTGATATTGCTTTAAAAGCTGAGACAGCTAAGAATCAATCTGCCCAAGCTAATGAAGCTAAGTCTCGTACTTGGAACAATCAACTGGACTATATGCTTAAAGAAAAGCAATTACAGCAAAGTACTGCTCAAAGTGAGTTTTTTAGTTCTAACGCTGATATAGGTAATCTTAAGAACAAACGTGAAGTTCAGTTATTAACTGAACAGATCGATAAGGTTGTTCAGGAAATTGCTACTGGTAAAACCACTGCAGCTCAAAATGCTGCTATGGTTGATCAGATTAAAGCTAATACTCAGTCTATCAAGCTTGATCAAGCTGAAAAAGATGCTTTAAATAAGATGTGGTCACATGTTGGTGAAGGTGGTGCTATTGCTAAGGAGATGTTGCCTTGGTTGCAATTTTTGAAGTCTATTCTTAAACCTTCTGGTGGTATTGTTATTAACAAGAATTGAGGAAATTATGAAAATACCTTTTTTACGTACTCCGTACAATTACAACCGCGATGATGCTAGTAATGAAAGCGGTTTAGAGTGCCAAGATCCTACTTTGGCACAACAGCAATTCCGTGAGGAATGCGATATTAATACTATTATGGAAAGATTTGGACGTACTGGTGAGCTTGTTGCTCCCGTCCGTATGCCCCAGTATGGGGATTTTGATGGAATTAATGATTATCATTCTGCTATGAATGCCATCGTTGAAGCGCAAAGCGCGTTTGATCAATTACCCGCTAAGATTCGTGCCCGTTTTGGCAACGATCCTGCGGAGTTTGTAGAGTTCGCTATGAACGAAGAGAATCGCGATGAAGCGATTCGTTTAGGCCTCGTAGAGGCCGCTATACAGGCGCCTGCGCCTGTTTCCGAGCCATCGGTAGATGGCTCAGCACAGTGATTTACTTGATGTAACTGTGCTAGGTGACACCATGTAGTATATACTGTCTTTTCTAGGAGAATTCTATGTTTAAACCTTTAAGTCGTAAGCCTGTAAATAAACGTAAGTCTGCTAATCGTTTTAAGAAGCATGTCGGACATACTAAAGCCGCTAATATGAAGTTAAATCCTATGCGTGGTGGTTGGCGTCTGTGATATGGCTTGTTTTAAGCCTCTAAAGGCTTTTCAGTGTTTTGATAAATCTATCGTTTTTACGGAAGCGCGGAAGCATGACATTGTTAGGTCTTTAGAATTACCTTGTGGTCAGTGTGTTGGGTGTCGCCTTGAGAGATCACGTCAGTGGGCTATTAGATGTATGCATGAGGCTAGTCTTTATAAGAATAATTGTTTTATTACGTTAACTTATGATGACCAGCATTTACCTGATGATTATTCTTTACATTATGATGATTTTCAGAGATTCATGAAGCGTTTAAGAAAGCGGTATCAGGGTAAGACAATTCGTTTTTATATGGCCGGTGAATACGGCGAAAACTTTGGAAGGCCTCATTTTCATGCATGCATATTTAATTTGGATTTTGAAGATAAGTATCTTTGGCAAAAGACTGACTCCGGTTCAAAAATATATCGTAGTAAGATTCTTGAAGAGCTCTGGCCTTTTGGGTACTCCAGTATCGGTGAAGTAAACTTTCAGTCTGCTGCTTATGTTGCTCGTTATATTATGAAGAAGGTTACAGGTGATATGGCAGATCAGCATTATGAAGAAGTGAATTTTACGACTGGTGAGATTATTCAGCGTAAGCCTGAATTCAATAAGATGTCTTTGAAGCCGGGTATTGGTTATAAGTGGTATCAGAAGTTTAAGGATGATGTTTATCCACATGATTACGTCATTGTGAATGGTAAGAAGTGTAAGCCTCCCAAGTTCTATGACAAAAAGTATGCTGATGACTATCCGTATGAATTTGATCAATTACAGTGGGATCGGGAGAAGTCTGCTAAAGCCCGTGTTTTTGACAATACGCCGGAGCGGTTGTTAGTTAAGGAAGAGGTACTTAAAGCTAAGTTATCTCGTTTAAAACGTAAGTTAGTATAATTATAAGGAGTTGTTATGATATTAGTTATTGTTGCAGTTAAAGATCGCGCCGCGGATGCGTTTATGCGTCCGTTTTTTGTTCCTACGCCTGCTATGGCTGTAAGGTCGTTTATGGATGAGGTTCAGCGCGAAGCCGTTGATAATCAATTATTTCATCATTCGGATGATTTTGATCTTTACGAAATTGGTATTTTCGATGATAGTACTGGTCGTATAACTTCGCATGAAGATATGAAAGTGCTTATGTTAGGTAAACAAGCCAAAGCATAAGGTTTTTAACAGCCCTGCCCGATTTTGTTTTTTAAATCGGGTAGGAGAATAGGAGCTAAAATGCACCGTAATAAGTCAGTTAATTTGCACCAGTTTGCAATGATCCCTAAGGCCGATATACCTCGGTCGTCGTTTAAGATTCAGAAAACCCACAAAACAACTTTTAATGCAGGTGATTTGGTTCCTGTTTATGTGGATGAAGTTCTTCCCGGTGATACGTTCAATTTGAAGATGACAGCGTTTGCTCGTTTGGCTACGCCTTTGTTTCCAATTATGGACAATATGCATATCGATTCTTTTTTCTTTTTTGTTCCTAATCGTTTAGTCTGGAACAATTGGCAGAAATTTATGGGAGAGCAGGATAATCCTTCAGATTCTATAAGTTATGTTATTCCTCAGCAGGTTTCCCCCGCAGGCGGTTATGCAGTAGGTTCTTTACAAGATTACATGGGACTCCCTACCGTTGGTCAAGTTGGAGCTGGTAATACTATTAGCCACTGCGCTTTTTTCACTCGTGCATACAATCTCATTTGGAATGATTGGTTTAGAGATGAGAATTTACAAAATTCTGCTGTTGTTGATCTTGGTGATGGTCCTGATGCGAGTCCTTCAACTAACTATACTTTGTTGAAACGCGGTAAGCGTCATGATTATTTTACAAGTGCTTTGCCTTGGCCTCAGAAGGGTACTTCTGTTTCGTTACCTTTAGGTACTACTGCTCCTGTTTTTGGTACAGGTAAGACTTTAGGTTTACAGGTTAATTCTGGTGTCAATTATGGTTTAGTCACTAACGGTTCTGGTTTGATGACTGCTGATACTGGTAGTTATGGTGTTACGCCTGGTGTTCCTGGTTCTGGTACTAATATTCCTGTTACTAAGGGAGTTGGTGTTGTTACCAGTGGTATTTCTGGTTTGTATGCTGATTTGTCTGCTGCTACAGCTGCAACTATTAATCAATTAAGACAGTCTTTTCAGATTCAAAAGCTGTTAGAAAGGGATGCTCGCGGTGGTACTCGATATACTGAAATTATTCGTTCTCACTTTGGTGTTATCTCTCCAGATGCTCGTTTGCAGCGTCCTGAGTATCTTGGTGGCGGTTCTTCTCCCGTTAATGTCAATCCGATTGCTCAGACGTCCGGTACAGGTGCTAGTGGAACGACTGCTCCATTGGGTAACCTCGCTGCAATGGGTACTGCATTGGCACATGGACACGGATTCACCCAGTCCTTTACGGAACACGGCGTCATTATCGGATTAGTTTCTGTTCGTGCTGATTTAACTTATCAGCAAGGTCTTCGTAAGATGTGGAATCGTTCAACTCGATACGATTTTTATTTTCCGGCGTTCGCAATGCTTGGCGAACAGGCGGTTCTTAATCGCGAAATTTATTGCGATGGTTCAGCGAATGATGCAAATGTTTTTGGCTATCAAGAGCGTTGGGCAGAATATCGTTATAACCCAAGTCAGATTTCTGGTCTTTTCAAATCCACGTCAGCAGGTACTATAGATCCGTGGCATTTGGCTCAGAAGTTTACTTCGTTACCTACTTTAAATAGTACGTTTATTCAGGATAATCCTCCTGTTTCTCGTATTCTTGCAGTTGGCGCTGCTGCTAATGGTCAGCAGTTTTTATTGGACACGTTCTTTGATATTAAAGCTGCGCGTCCGTTACCGATGTACTCCGTACCTGGTTTAATCGACCATTTTTAAGGAGTTGTAAATGGGCTTTTTTAGTGATGTTTTAGGCCTAGGAGATGCTGCCACCGGTGGGTTGATCGGTGGCGGTCTATCTTTACTTGGTGGCATTATGTCTAATGATTCTAATGCCAATCAGTCTGCTGCTGCTAATCAGTTTTCAGCTGAGCAATATGCGAAGCGTTATCAGACTACAGTTAAAGATATGCAAGCTGCAGGATTAAGTCCTATGCTTGCTTATTCACAAGGTGCAG